TGCGAGACCTTCTCCTCTCATTCTCTGTAGAAGTTTTGCCAGACGGAACAGTTCATCGTCTGTCATATCACCAGGATTCATTTGATTCATCATACTAATTTTTGTTGTGGAAGTTTGGCATAGGTCCCTGTGACTCCCACCTCAAGCATGAGGTTTGTGATGGAGTATGCCTGACCTGGATTACTAGAAACCGTATCTTGGAATTTAAATCTCACAGAGTCACATTTCTGACGGGCAAGGTGGACATCAAATTGATAAACCCCATCAGCTACTCGGTTGGTCCCTGCACCATAGTATTCAGAACCGTATGGGGTTTCGTCACCATACTCGTTCTGTCCTGTGGCAGTCCTGAAATCAAATGTGTGAAGTTCATTGAAGAACTGTTCAAAGTTGTAGGCAATACGAGTCTCAAGAATGTGGTTTGATTTATAGTCTCCTAAGACCAGTGCTCTCCTCACACGTTGCAAACCCTGTACTGCAGAGGTCTTAATCCATGCAGTTGTGAGTTTGAGAACGACTGCCATATCCACATCTTGATACAGTGTATCAGACTCCTCATAGACCAAACCTCCAGAGGTTCTCAGATAGGTGTATTTATCTGTTGCATTCCAAATGACTGCACCCTTTGCAGAGTGATTCGTGAAGGTACTCCATTTGCCATAATAGAAGTCATAAACTAATGCAGGACCTGCCTGAGTGGTGAATCGGACCTGAGACTGATCCTGGACCATGACTGCACTTGTAATGGTCTCATCATTGTATAGTTCCACTCCTGCACCTATGTAGACTGTCTCCATTTTACGGTCTAAAAGATAGATCCCTTTCTGGGACTTAAACATAATCCCCAGAGGAGTCAGAATCAGACTGTCTACACCTGCACATCCTACATCTCCTGTGACCAACTGTGGTTCACTGAAACTGTTTTGGAGACCTGCATCTGTGGGACCTGTTCCTGTGATATAGAAGATCCTCTGAGGTTCAAAAATCACCAGTTTCTCATCCATCTCCATCAGACCTGTGACCCTCTCTGCCTTGTTCATGACAATACGAAACACATCACTGAACTCCACAGGAGACTTTGCCTGTCTCTTCTTGGAATAATACAGGAGTTTCGGATTCTCAGATGAGACTGCAAACAACCTGTTATTAAAAACGCCCATTACAGAGGTAGCAGGAGGAGGGATGTTGTCTACAATACCTCCGTTAGTGTAGAGAGACTCTTTCGCAACCAAATTGGTATCGTTGATTGCTCCTGCATCTGTAAAGGATACAGAATCTGCACTAGTGTCATTAGAGACTGCCCCAATCTTGTAAAACAGGGTTCCTGTAGTAATAGTCCTGTAAACCTCACATTCTACTCCTGAATGTTCCGTAAGACGTAACGTGGGAATCGTCAGAGTGACTGTGGAAGACCCTCCAGTTGGTGATGCACTGACTGCCACAGATGGTGCAGAACGGTGTATCTGACCTCGTGAATCTGTCCAGACAAAGATTGCCTTATAACTGTAGGTTCCTGCTGCCAGTGACCCAGAAGAATTGTTGGTAGACTGAGAAACATTTTCTGGATACAGATGAAACCCATGTTCTTCAATAGTCTGAGAGTCATATACAGAGACAAACCCTCCTGCAATGTGGAGGTTCTCTCCTAACTCTGTTCCTTGGAAAGATGCACTCTGAGTATAATCTATTGTGCTTAATGCCAAACCTTTGAGAGAATAAATGTCATTATCTCTACTCACCAAACGAGTCTTGATCTGTAAAGAAGTTTTGAAAATACCTGTACTAGCATCATCAGTAACCCTTGGTAGAGTAGAATCTGGGGGTAACCCTCCTGACACACTCGTATGAAGTTTTGCGATGATTAACCCAGTTGTATCAAACAGGAAAAATGTTGTCTGGAGATCACTTGCATGAACTCCAATAAAATACGTCTTTGAATCATAATAAAACCCCTTTGATGCAAGTCCTACAGACCTCTTGAGGACTGCAGCTGAACCCATAGAGGATGCACTTACATCGTAGGTTGCCAGCTTCACTAGATGGTCATAGTCATTGGATGCAAAGTGCTCATAAATTACTGCGACATCCCCCTCAGAATCCCTCTGCATCGTTACTCTGGGGATTGCAGTTGCAGTCGCTTCAACCGTGTACGTGGCTATTTGGGTCAGATCGAGTTTCAAACGAGTGACTTTAAGACCAGAGGAGTCTGAGTTCTTGGAGTAGGCTACATAAATCCCATCATGGACTGCATCACGGTAGACAGTCAGTGAATCCTCTGGGTCTGCAGAGATCGTGGTTGGTGCAACATAACCATTTGCAGTTGATCCGACTGCACCCGTTTGGGTGATGTAACCGATCTGAACCTGAGAGGAGGAATTGCGATAGGTATAAATGGCAGCATTATCCTCATACTCAATTACATCCAACTGTTGCCCGGATGTTGCACAATTAGACCCTAATTGCGTTGCAGACCCCCATGTGGTTGGATCGGCCTGATCTAGCAGTTTGATGTCAATATCATTATCTGAGGTCTCAACGTAAACGATTGCAAGACGTTGATCCAACTCAATGACTCTGGGAAGTTTCCCTGTTGCAGAAATGGAGGTGTTGTTCTGAAGAATTGCACCACTAACTCCATCGATGACACTGGCACGAACACCACCTTCGGTGTCCTCCCATGCCATTGCAAAAAGACCAGAACCGTATGCAATGTCAGTGCTGCTCTGTTCGTACTGATTTCGGATTATGTCATCACTGGAAACGGTGACTGAAAGAGATCCTCCTTTGTTTACCCACTCCTCACGNCCGTTCACATACGAGTATAAACTTGAGTTGGAGAAAAGAAGAAGCTCATCTTGGAACTTTGAGAGTGCATCCCCTCCTGTTATATTGGTTGATGACCCAGTAATGGATGGAGATAGTTTTGTGTAACCTTTCCGTTTCGTAATCGTAGATCCTGAAGTAAAAACACCATTTTCCAACTCAGTCAAGTGAGTTGGAAGGACCATCTTTTGATCTGTCTTGGTATCTAGTGATCCCGAAAGATCGACTGAAATAAAAGTTTTTTCCAACGCCATTATTTTTGTGCAACTTTAAGCTCAGGTTTTTCGTTTTCTTGCTCTGAAAGAATCTCCTCCATGCCCTGCAAATGGTGGAGGCGTGCTTCGATAGCTGGTACTTTTGCAAGCTCTGTTTTAACTGATATTATTTCTTTTTTCACTTCATCGAGTGTCATAGTCAGTTTTTGGTTAGGTTTTTATGCAGTATTTTACACCAGCATTGAACGGTCTCGTTTCATCTGCAGTTCTTGGTCCTCCGTTGGACCCATCAGATTTGGGTTGTAGCACCCCCCCAGTACTGCCGCTTTGGCCCCCGTAACCCCCCTGCCCGTTGCCAGAGATTGCATCTTGACTGCCGTTATTAAAATCTTTGTAACCCCCCCAATTGTGGTAGTGACCTTGAAAAGCGTCGTCTTCAAAACTACCAACAGACGGTCCTGCAAAGTCGTTCCCGTCTGCCATATTGTGTGTTCCATTTGAGCCAGTACCTCTTAAAAAAGCACCTTGCAGATCGGGAACATTGAAAGTGGATGAATCATCTGATCCCCACGTTGTCCCGATAACACCAAAAAGATCTGAATAAGTGGATCGTGATACTGATGATCCATCACAAAACAGCCACCCCGTTGGAACTGAGTTATTGGCAAATGGGCCAATCATGCCTGTAGGCACCGTGACGATGGTTGCCCCATCAACAATCGCTTGCTTTTGTGCCGTGGAAGTGGTCAGAGTTCCAGCAGAAACATCAAGAGTTTTGCTTGATCCAACGGTGACGTTGGCTCCGTCCACGGTCCCACCATTGATGTCTGCAGTCGTGACCGTGCCTAAGTCAGCACACGTTTGAGATGCAGCAGTCCAACTGCCATCGATCGTTCCTTGCCACGTTCCTCCGTTGATGTCTGCCGTGGTGACCGTGCCCAAATTAGCAATTGTCGTGCTTGCGAAGGTAGAATTCTGCCCAAAAACAATCTGCTCAGAAGAATTTGTTGTAACGAATTTCAGATAGGAATTTGTAGATTCTGTAATATTTAATGCATCTGCTAGATGGTCAGTTAAAGTAATCGTGTTTAGTGTGGTGTTACCTCCAAAAACTAAATCCAAACCAACTGTTGCATCAGCAACTGAAATAGAATCACAATCGATGTCTCCAACATTCAGAATCGCCCGATCTCCAAGATCGAGAGTTCCTGCAATCGAAGTGACACTGGAAGTTCCTGCTCCAATCGTAACATCCACCTCTCCATCTGTACTTGACCCGGTTAGGATTAAGCCAGGTGTAACTGTTCCATCATACTCTGCAACTGAGATGCTGATTTTCCCTTCCTCTCCTCCAGATGTGGGATCTGATACTTCTGCCAAAACTTTTGCATAAACTTGGTTGTTGTTTGCAGCATCATTTCCGTAAAACTGAATCGTTCCACAATCATCATTTGCAACTCCTGCATTTGATACACCACGGAGATTTTTCAGATTAAGGAATGGACCAGTTGCATCATTGGCATTGTTTGCAATTACAACATCTGGTTTGGATGCAGTAGTTGAGGTGACGGATATGTCTGCAACGGAAGAAGCAGTGGAAAGCAAGGTGCCTGTCTCATCTGGGACGGTAAGAGTATTGGAACCTGTTCCTGACCCTGTATATTTCAAGTTGACAGATCGTGTGGTTGCAGACCCAGAATTATAGTAATAAAGTTGCATGTCTGAGTTGACTATCTTCGCAATTCCATCGGTTAAGGTACTATCGAACTTGAAGGTGTAGGACTTATTGACTCCTGAATACTGAACTTGAGAGTTCCCGGTCATGTTGGAGATCGATCCACCAGAGGTATTAATCCCAGACCCGTCAGTGATCTGTACAGCAGTCCCAGATCCGTTCCTCCAGTACAGATTCCCAGATGCTTGATATACCGAATAGTTTGTTGTTGCAGCCGTCACTGAAGAGTCGAAGATCACATTCTTCAACTCCGTTGCACTGTTCTGATTGAATTCTAAATCGGAATTCACATTCAAAGCACTTGGAGTAAGCTGGACCCCCTTCCCACTGGTATGGTCATGCGTGTCGATGGACTCCCAATTAGAGTTTGTATCCGTGGCCCAAGTCGGCCCAGTTGTAACACCAACGCTCGGCTCATTCAGACTCATGTTTGATGTAGGCATCTCCTACTCCTTAGAAAAAGTAAATATCTGCAGTTGCTGCACCTGAACCTTTTAAAAAGATATAAAGGTCTTTATTTCCATTAGATGTTGAGGACTCATAAATCACGGCATTTGACTGCAACTTCGTGACAATAAATCCCTCATACTCCCGTCCCAACCCATGATTGACACGGGTGTCACTGGTCTCAATACTTAAATCCTTGATCAGAATCCCATCAGAGATCGGTAATTCCAGAAGAGGACTCAATGTGGTCTTGATATGACTTTGTAGCCTAGTCACCTCTGCATTCTCTGAATGAATCTGAGTGAAATTGACTCTACTCATGCATAATAAAACTGTTCATAGGACACTACATCTGTGACCACTTGTGGTTCTCCTGCATCCCTGTTCTGTGACTCTGT